GATATGCCGAATTACAAAATACGCAACGCATCATTAAAAGAAAATGAATTGATGCAGTTATGCGAGATTGCCAATAATAGCCAGGTTGATTTTTTTATTGATGACGATGCCAATTGCACCATTGGTCAAATTAAAGCCAAGGCAAAAATACACAAAGCCCGTCACGGGTTAGAATTATTGGTCATTGATTACATTCAGTTGATTAAGGGATCAAAACAAAACCGTGAACAAGAGATTGCGGAGATTTCAAGAAACCTTAAATTATTAGCCAAAGAATTAAACATCACGGTGATTGTGTTGGCACAGTTATCACGGAAGCCCGAAGAACGAGCAGATAAACGCCCATTGTTGAGTGACATTCGTGAATCAGGAAGTATTGAACAAGATGCGGATGTTGTGATGTTTCCATTCAGACCATCCAAATATGAATCCGAACAACCAGAGGTTGAGGATGCGGAATTAATAATTGCAAAGAATCGCCACGGGGAATGCAAAGTTATTGCAACCACATTCATTGGAAGTCGTACAATGTACACGGAGAATCTTGCACCAAAAATTGATATTACTTTTTGATTTGTAAAATAAAATACTATATTTGAATCGTATGACAAAAGACACAAAAGAACTGGTAATCCAGTTATTAACCGAAAAACCCCAAATGCGTGACAACGATGAATTCTTGGTTGCATGGATTTGGAAGTTGGAGTTGGAAGCCATGGGCTACCCGACACCAAACACACCTTCACAACAATTTTTGAAAATGTTAGCCGAGCAAAGATTCACATCAAGCGAATCAATCACACGGATGCGTAGAAAGGTGCAAGAGGAATTTAAGGAACTGCGTGGTATAAAATATGCCAAGCGTCAAGCCAATCAAGAAAAAGTTAAAAAGGATTTAGGATATGGACAATAAACAACAAACGGCAGTGGAGTTCTTGGAAAAAATATGTAACGACAGAGGTTATTTTTTAATGTCAGAGTATTTTAAACAAGCCAAAGAAATGGAGAAGGAACAAATTGCCAAAGCGTTTGATGATGGTGATTACAATTACCACTATTCACGCAAAACGGGAGATGATTTTGAAGATGGCAAAGAATACTATCAAGAAGTTTACGGAAAAGAAATATGAAAACAGCAATAGAAAGATTCGTTGAGTGGTTGGAAGAACACCACCCCGATGCAGTGCCATCACCAGAAGTATTATACCACCTTAAAAGGTTGGAACAAATGGATCAACAAATGGCATACAATGCGGGTTTCACAAAAGCCAAGTCATTGTACCTTGACGGAGAATGAAACATCTTGAAAGCCGTTTACAAATCAACTGCGTTAAGTGGTTTCGGTTGGCATACCGCCAATGGGCAAACCATTTGATTCATGTTCCCAACGGAGGATCCCGAGATTTGTACACGGCTCAAAGATTAAAAGCCGAAGGAGTATTGCCAGGAGTGGCAGACCTTGTGTTATTCATCCCCAACAAAACACACCACGGGTTATTCATTGAGTTAAAAGTAAAACCAAACCGCCAATCCAAACCACAAAAGGAATGGCAAGAGCTGGTGACAAACATGGGATATTGTTATTCATTGGTATATTCGTTTGATGAATTCCAAAAAACAATAGAGGATTACATTGGTAACACTTGAAGCCATAGCAAAACGCCACAACGAATGGATAAAAATTGCCAAGTATTTCGGGGCAACAAAAGACGAGTGTGACGATATGGTTCAAACAATGTACTTGAAACTGGCTGAAATACAAGTTGCGGAAGGGGATTTCAAACGATTAACAAACCACCAAGGAACAATCAATACCATTTATATTTTCAAAATGCTTCACAATGCGTTTATGGACATCAAAAGAGCGGAAAAGCATACAATACCCCACCAAGACCATTTCGTTCCCGTAGAAAGCCCAGAAATGGCTGAAATGGCACATTCCGACTTGATGGGTGAAGTAAAGAACGCAATTGATGAACTTCGTGACTATGACCAAATGTTATTGGAACTTCATTTTGTGTATGGGCATAGCATGAGAGAGATTGAAAAACGCACGGGGATTCCAACCCATTCGGTGTTTAACTCTATCAAGAACGCAAAACAATTTATCAAACAAAGAACACAAAACAAATACAAGATTTATGCAGAAGAAAAAAGACACACGGAAACAGTTTACCGAATCACGACCATCCATCGGACTGGGGGATACGATTCAGAAGGTAACGAAAGCCACGGGGATTGAATTTTTGACCAAGTTTGTAGCTGGGGAAGATTGTGGCTGCGATGCCCGTAAACACAAATTGAACAAGATATTCCCAAACCGCAAACCATTGTGCATGACCGAAGGCGAATACGATTGGTGGACACACTTCAAATCCATAAATTCGCAAACATTAAGCCCAACGGAAGCAACCAAGATTGCGGAAATATGGTCAAGGATATTCCAATCAAAGAGAATTTACAAGCCGTGTACTTGCAACCCAAAGGCATGGCAAACAATGATTAACGAGATAACCCAAGTATATGACACTTACCAAGGTTAAGGATGTTTGTGATTGTTGCGATTACCGAAAGGAATCCAAGCAAGTAAAAATTAATCCACACGGACCACAAATAGAATCCAATTTAATGTACATGTGCGATAAATGTCAAACAAAATATGCGGATCGTGATTATTGGGGTTCGTGGCTTATGTCAATAAAATACATCAATGAAACGACACACAAAGATTTATCTTGATTACTTTGGTTACGACACAAGCGATTGGATTCAATGTGAAGTTCCTGATTGCGGAAAGCAAGGGGTTGATATCCATCACCTATTGCCCAGGTCACGCGGAGGAAAGGACAACATAGAAAATTTGATTTGTTTATGCCGTGACCATCACCACGAAGTCCACTTTGGAACAAAATTGAAAAATGATTATTTAATAATGATTCACTTAATAAAAATGAAAAAATGATAATAGAAATAAAAAAAATATCGGAATTGACACCAGCTCCGTATAACCCACGGGAATCAACGGAAAAACAAGAATCACAGTTAAAACAATCCCTTAAAAAATTCGGGGTTGTTGAACCAATTATTTACAACAAGCAAACGGGGTATATTGTTGGTGGACATTTTAGGGTAAGGGAGTTGCAAAAATTAGGTTACACTGAAATTGAATGTGTAATTGTGGATTTGTCAGAGGAAGATGAAAAGGAATTAAACATCAGATTAAACGCAAACACGGGGCAATGGGATTGGGATGCGTTGGCAAATAACTTTGAATTGGAGGACTTGAACGATTGGGGTTTAGAGGTTCCAAATATGAAACATGAATTGGAAGCGGAGGAAGATAATTTTGAAGAACCCGAAACCATTGAAACGGATATTGTGTTGGGTGATTTGTTTGAGATAGGTGAACACCGATTGTTGTGTGGTGATTCCACGGATAGTGATGCGGTTGCAAGGTTGATGGATGGGCATAAAGCGGACATTGCATTTACATCACCCCCATATAATGCGGGGAAAAATGTGCGTGGCAACTTTTACGAAAATGATAATGACGATAAAAGTAATGACGATTATGTCAAATTTTTGTATGATTTCACGATTAACACATTGAATAATTCAACATATTCATTTGTTAATTTGCAACTTTTGGAAAGCAATAAACACGCATTAATTGAATATCAATACCAATTAAAAGAACAAATCAAAGATGTTTTAATTTGGAACAAATCGCAATACCCACCACATATAAACAAAGGAACATTTGGGTGTAAATGGGAATATGTGTTTGCGTTATGTTATGAATCAAAATCGCGTGGATTTCCATGCACATGGCAAGGTAAATTTTCAAATGTAATTGAAACAGAAAATGCAAGTGGTAATGAATTTGCAGATATTCACAAAGCAACATTCCCAATATCGTTTCCATCATGGGTAATTAGTAAAATGGATTTTGCAAAAAGCGTGTTGGATGTATTTATGGGAACGGGAACAACAATGGTTGCATCACACCAACTCAAACGCAAATGCTATGGCATGGAACTTGACCCAAAGTATTGCCAGGTCATAATAGATAGAATGCGTAAACTTGACCCAACAATTAAAATTAAAAAGAACGGAGTTGAAATATGAAAGCATGGAGATACACAACCGACACAAAACCACATGATGAAGAATGGGTATTAATAGACACCAAAGAGGTAGCGTATATACTTGACGAACAATGGTATCGTGCAACGGATGATTACCCAATTCACACACCATATATGTGGATGCCAATACCAATTTTGCCAAATGAATGATTTGATAAAGATTTGAATTATGCCAAACCCTGAAAACATAATACCACCAAAGCCAGGTGAGGTTAGAAACCCCAACGGCAAACCCAAAGGAACAAAGAACCGAAGCACCATCGCAAGGAAATGGTTGGAGGTAATGCAAGACGCAAAGAACCCCATCACTGGTGAATTGGAAAAACTATCCCAAGAAGATTTAATTACCCTTGCAATGATACACAAGGCAAGGAAAGGTGATGTCGGTGCGTACAAACAATTAATGGATAGTGGCTTTGGAATGCCCACCCAACAAATTGATGTTACTACCGAAAAACCAATTTTCAATGGTATCAATTTAGATGTTGCAGAGAACAACGGCACAAATCAAGATAAGTAAACTACGCAAACGGGTGCGTATTGTCAGGGGTGGCACATCCAGCTCAAAGACATTCAGTATCATCCCGTTGCTGATTGACTATGCCGTTAAAAACCCAAAGTGTGAAATTAGTGTGGTATCGGAAACCATCCCGCATTTGCGAAGGGGTGCAATCCGTGACTTCCTTAAAATCATGGACATGGTTGGAATGTACGATGTAAACAAGTGGAACAAATCTTCACTGACTTACACATTCTCAAACGAATCATACATTGAATTCTTTTCTGCGGATCAACCGCAAAAGTTGAGAGGTGCAAGGCGTGATGTTCTATTTGTAAACGAGTGCAATAACATAGATTGGGAATCGTATTATCAAATGGCAATCCGTACCCGTAAATTCATCTATTTGGATTACAACCCAGTGGCGGAGTTTTGGGTTGATAGTGAATTGGTGGGCGACCCTGATGCGGAAATGATTGTACTAACCTACAAAGACAACGAAGCGTTGGATAAATCCATTGTGGCAGAAATTGAAAAGGCACGGGATAGGGCAGAAACAAGCAACTATTGGCGCAATTGGTGGCGGGTATATGGGCTTGGTGAGATTGGAAACCTACAAGGGGTTATCTTTTCAAATTGGCAAACCATCGATAAAATCCCCGATGATGCAAGGTTGGTTGGTTGTGGTGTGGATTTTGGTTATACAAACGACCCCACGGCGATTGTTGCCGTTTATGAATACAATGGTCAACGAATCGTTGATGAGGTCGCATACCGCACGGGAATGCTTAATTCGGACATTGCAAGGGCATTACCCAACCATGTACCCGTTTATGCGGATTCCGCTGAACCAAAATCAATTGACGAGATACGGAGGTATGGAATAAGAATCAAAGGGGTAACCAAGGGCAAAGATTCAATCAACTACGGAATCCAAATCATGCAATCCCAATCCTATTTGGTTACATCCACATCCACAAACCTAATTAAGGAACTACGGAATTACTGTTGGGATAGTGATGCCCAGGGGCGAACCATGAACACACCAATCGGAACGGATCACGGGATTGACAGTTGGAGGTATGCGGAGATGATGATGTTAGGAATCAAGTCAAATTTCGGGAAGTACGATATTCGTTAAGATTATTTTGTTTATTTCGTGTGGATTGTTATCTTTGAAAAGACAAATAATGAAACACGGTAGTTTATTTTCGGGAATTGGAGGGTTTGATTTAGCATCCGAATGGATGGGGTGGGAAAATGTATTTCATTGCGAGTGGAACGAATTTGGTAAAAAAGTGTTACACCATTATTGGCCGAACGCAGAATCATTTGATGACATTACAAAAACCGACTTTACAAAATATGCAAACAAAATTGACATTCTCACAGGAGGATTCCCATGCCAACCCTATTCCCAAGCAGGACAACGCAAAGGAAAAGAAGATGAACGCCATTTATGGCCCCAGATGCTTAGAGCAATACGGGAGATTAAACCAAAGTACATCGTGGGGGAAAATGTTTTTGGGTTGCTTAATTGGAATGGGGGAATGGTATTCGACGAGGTGCATTCTGACTTGGAATCTGCGGGGTACGAAGTCCAGGCCGTGGTTATACCTGCGGCGGCGGTCAATGCCCCACACGGACGAGATAGAGTATGGTTCGTTGCTACCAACACCCAATTCAAGTCCGAGGGAAGTGACGGAGGAACAAACAATGAAACGCAAAGAAACATACGGGGGGGAAACGAGGGCGATGTATTTGGAACATTATGCGGTGATGGGGTTATTACCAACACCAACGGCATCGGCAATCGGGGAAAGTCAAAGCAATCATCAGCTCCACATAAGCAAGGACGGGGTGGCAAAACCAATACGGGAATCGGGAATGAAGGGAAACAGCAATTTATACGCGACATTGCAAGTGAGGGGATTGATTCCAACACCGACAGCGTTCGATTACAACACACCGAGGAAACCAGAAACATTCAAGAAGGCACAAGAACGACACAAAGCCAAGGGCGTGAATTTACAGAACCCTTTGAAACAAATGGCAGCGATGGGGATGTTACCGACACCACAAGCCCAGGAGGGGGAAAAGATAACGGGTTTGGAAAATCAAGATTCAATGACCAAACGAGTTCGGCAAATAGTTGGGACAACTTCCCAACTCAATCCCCGATTTGTGGCGGAGATGATGGGCTTCCCACCGAATTGGACGGAATTACCTTTTCAAAATGGAGAAACGAATCAATCAAAGCATACGGAAACGCAATAGTACCACAAGTGGCATACCAAATCTTCAAAGCAATACAAGAAACGATATGACAAATCACTATCAAACAATTCACAACCTACGAATGGAAATTAAACGCCTACGATTACACATCGTGGAATTGAACATTGAACATGACCGAGCGGTTAAAATGTTAAAGAATGAAATAATTAGACCAAGAACGGACATAAACACAAGACCAAACGATTGGCATGAGGTGTTGAGGGCAATATGCCAAGTGACGGATCAAACCCCCGATATGATTATTTCAAAATCCCGCAAAAGAAAACCAATGTTTGCCCGTCATATGTTCAACCACATTTGCCGTAAGCGATTAGGAATGACATTCATGGAGATTGGAACGATTGTGCGTTGTGACCATTCCACGATTATTTCATCAGTAAGGGAATTTGGGGATATTTTATCCACGGACAAGGAGATTCAAAAACAACACGCCCAGGTTCACACAATTCTTCATGCAGTGTTAGAATAAACATTCGGCAATTCAATCGTTTTATAAGTAATGATTGAAACCAAAAAGATAATTGTACCCACGGAGTTATCGGATGTCAAGTTGCATCAAATGATAACTTACAATTCACTCAAAGAGGATATGGATGACACGCAACGCCAGTTGGAGGCGGTTGCCATATTTTGTGATTTGACAATATCCGAGATTAAGGATATGCCATTTGACACACTCAATTATTGCATTTCAAAGATTCACGCCATGTTGGAATCCAAGCCAACATTTGTACAAAGGTTTACATTCAAAGGAGTGGAATATGGTTTCGTCCCAAACTTGGATGAATTATCCACGGGGGAATTTATTGACATTGAAACATACCAAAAGAACCCACAAGATTTGTGGAAGGTATTGTCAATTATTTACCGCCCTATTATGAAGAAGGGGCAGAATGGAAGGTATGAGATTATGCCTTACAACGCAGAATTAAACCATGTATTCAAGGAGCTGGATGCGAACACGGCATTTGGTGCGATGCTTTTTTTTTGGACTATCGGAATCGACTTGTTGAATTGTATCCAGAAGTATTTAATTCGGGTGAAGAACAAGGAAGTGCCGATGAATTTCGCCTTACCCAAAAATGGGGATGGTTTGGAATGGTCTACCGACTTGCTAACCGAAATTACCTTAACTTGGAACAAATATATACAAAGCCCATTTCAACCGCTTTGCTCTGGACGGCTTACGAAAGCGACATTGCGAAAATGGAACAAAAAGCAATTAGAACAAAATGAACAATAATCACATAGGCACGGCATTCCAAATCATGAAGGATATTGCAGACCAAGAGGGATGGAATTATTCACATGGCACATTGACGGAATTGGATTTCAAAGCGTTTTTGGTATTCCCATTGATGCACTGTTCAATTCAATCCGTGGCATTGGTTGACCAAGTGGCAACCGTGCAAATGAATGTCATGGTGGCGGATCGTGTTAACTTCTTGAAAACGGAAAACGAACAAGAGAATTTGATAACCGAGTATTCCGAATATGGGTACACCGAGAATCAAAACTATGGTAACATCCTCCAAGATTTGTATGTCAGGTTTGCCAAAGGTTTATGGAAAACGGAACAAGATTATTTCAGTCAATTACAATATGTACGCCCGATTAATTTTCAACCATTTGTGGAAACAATGGACACGGTATTAGCGGGGTATCAAATTACGGTTGGAATGACAATCATTAACCCTTGGGTGACGGATGGCGATTGCGTTTAAGAATAGCGAACAAGTTGTTGCGGAATACTCACAAAAGTGGGCTATCGCTGCACGGGCATTGCTTGAAATCAAACGCCCAAGAACATCCAT